AACCTCAGCGTGACATCATCCTGCGCCTCGCACAGGAAATACAGATCATAGCCTCCCTTGTTCACGTTCTTGGCACCCATGTCTGTCCACGGTGTTTCCCACGAGACAGCGGCAGATGTGGCCTCGCCAATCTCCCAGCTATTCTCATGCCACTTCCACACTCGCCCCGGAGTAGTCGCACTGGTGAAGTACAGTTCGTTCTCCGTACCCAGCCAGTTTTCAACGAAAACATCGTCACGCAACAGCCATGTGCCGTCATGCGTGTCATAAATAACCACGGCATTGTTGATTGCACTGCCGTTCATTGGAATGGCCACATAATACTTGCCGTGCCACAAAATAGCCCTCGCTTCATCCAGCTTGGCACGGTTCATGCGCTTCCATATCTCGGTGCAATACTCTTGCAGATATGGGCTGGCAGACAGGCCGTCATAAATCTGTACACCTTTTTCAGCCAGCATCAGGATACGCTCGTTATCAACGGACACCGTGCCGGGATAAGCTGCGCCGCCACCGTACTGCTCCTTGAACGTGTACTCACCCGGATCTGTGCCAAGGATTCTCCAGATGCGTGTCTTCTTAAACGCAATCAATTGAGAACCGAATGTGCGCAGCGCAGTAAAGCTGTCGCCATCCCAGCTTGGCTGGTTCAAATCACCGGCACCGTCTTCCGGAATTTCGGTGTTCGCTTCCCAGTTCATCGGGTCATACGGTGCAGAATAAACCAGCATATCAGGATCATCGATAATTGCACCGCCCCAGATGCGCTCGGCATAGCGTTCGATGGTGCCAAACTTCTTCGGTGTCGGCACCTTGGTCACGCTCATATTGTCGCCACGAACCATCACCATGCCGTCATACGCATTGGACAGAAGCAGCACATCCACGCTGGCAGTAGAGCCTTCGGGGTTGATCTCGTAGGTCACCCAACTCCACACGTTCGATGTGTAGCTGTCCACGCCGCTTGGCATGTTCAATAAAGACCAATCGCTATCTCCGGGCAGCATATAATACAGTTTGCCCCCGCTTCCGGCAATCAGCACATCCTTGTCATCTCCTGCGTGCCATCTGCGGTGAAGCCGTGCAATTGTCTCAATAGGAGAAGTGAGCGTGGGTGTAAGCAGCTCACACGCCGCTGCCGGTTGCAGCACGCCACCAATCGTCTCCATATTCTGTGTGTTTGTGGCATAGCGCATGTCCACGTTGATTCCGTCACCGTACTGCATCAGACCCTTGAACTCGCTGATGTTCAGGTTGGTTTCATAGCTGCTCACACCCTCGCCTCCTTACTTCGGAATATTGTAAAAATTTCGGGTCTTGCCCTTGATGCCACCTTCGCTCACAATCTTAGCGAGCACTTCCTCAAAAGCATTCTTGAACTGATAGCCCCTTGTCTGTTTGTTGGGGTTACCATTTCGATAGATAAGCCATGTTGCCCAATCTGCCAGAGCACGGTGTGTCCATTCCGGCAAATTGGGTACGTCAGTACCTTCGGTCAACGCAGGGTACTCCTCCGTATGGATATGTGTATCAGCCCAAGCGTTCACCAATCGGTCATAGCCCTCGTTGATGTAGTCCATCAGATATGGAAGGAAATCGCCCAGATCCTCAACATCGTTGTTGGTCTGGAACATGATTTCATTTTTGATCTCGGTTACCGTCACAGCGGTCACTCCTTAGATATTGGGATAACGCTTGCGCAGCTGCTCAAACACAGGCACGGTCACTTCCACATACTCGCCACGCTTGATCAGCACAGGGGAATTGCCGTTGATGGTCACGTGTTCATAGGGGTCAACCTTCAGGCCGCTCTCGCTTTCAGGGGGCAGCGGAATAAAAATACGTACACGGGTTTCGCCCTTGGGCGCATCCTTCTTGGGTACAACAACGGAAATGCCGTCATCGATGACAGGCTTGGTTTCAACGGTTTCTTCAACAGTTTTCTTTGCGGGCATAATATGCCTCCTTTCAAAAAAATGCCCCCGGCTGTTACACCGGGGGCTGTTGGGTTAGTTAGGCAGTAGCACCAGATTCGATACGTACGATGAAGTCGTCCTGAAGAATGGCGGTGCAGTAGCCGTTCACCTTCCAGGCGATGGTACCACGCTGTTCCAGAGGATCGTTAGCACCGGCAGAACCGGGAGGATTGATGATGGTGCGGATGTTGCGACCATTGCCGCCCAGTTCCACGGAGCCATAAGCATCTTTTGCATAAACCAGCGTAGAGTACACAGGGATGTCACCGGCGCCGCCGCCATAGGGTTCAAGAAAGGCAGCAGTAATATTGCCAGTGATATTAGGCAACCACCGAAGGGTAATCTTAATAACAGGCACCCTGGCGTTATTGAAGATAATGGTATCAAAAACAGCATTTTCAATACACACAGGAGCAACAACGCTGTCTCCGTTTACGGTGCAATTGAGGTTGACCATCTTGCCAACAAGAGGTCGGGGGTCCACCACTGTATCAGACTGAACGAGGGAATACGCAATGCGATTCTGAACGTCCCAAAGGGAGGGAGCGGTAAGTGGCAGATTGGCCACATCTGCCTTGGCAGAAAGGCCGCCGTCATTAGCCATCAGGACTTCTTCAGGCTTAAACACCATAGCATTTGTAGATTCGAAGAACTTCACCTTGTAGGCGATGCCGAGTTCGTACTTTTCGATCTTCTGCTTGTCCTGATACACGGCCACGTCAATCCAATGCTTTTCATCGGAGGTCAGGTCATACACCACATCGGTGTGGACGATGCCATGGAAATAGCCGTCAGCAAAGGGCTTGGCATTGGCACGGCGCAGGGTGCGCACGGCCTTCTTAATGTCCAGGAAGGTCAGCTTGTCATCGGCGGTGATGGCACCACGGCTGGTCTTGTTGCCAGCATACTGCACGTTCAGACCGGCATTCAGAGCCATAGCATCCAGAGTGTCCAGAGACAGAGCGGCCTGATCAGCCAGGGTCTTGGCGGCTTCCTGATGCTTGTTGCCCAGCAGATACCAGTTGTATTCATCGGTCGCTTCGATAAAACCGCCGTAAGACTTCACGGTAGCGGTGAAGGCGGTTTCGCTCATGGTCTGACCGTCAGGGGTCTTGCCTTCAATCAGAGGCTTGGTGATGGCAGGCAGGGCGGTAATGCGCCGGAAGCGCACGCTCTTGCCGTTGTGCGGGGGCAGCTCAACCTTCTGAGCATCACGGTGATGCACCATTTCGGGCATCATGTTGGGGAGTACAGCCCGGTCGTAATAAGCCACAACAGATGGGGATACACCGGGAGAAGTAGTAGTGTTCATGTTCTGCCAAAGAGCCATAAGGGTCACTCCTTATTATTTGAATTGCTCTCCTTTGGCAAGTCGTGCGTTTAGTCGTGCGAACTGCTCATCCGTCATGGAAGCAATGTCCAGGTTGCCGCCATAGCCTGCGCCATTCGTTTGGCGCACAGGCACAGGCACTCGCCGTTCAGTCATTGCTTCGGCGACATCATAGAAGTCCCACTCGCCGCTCAATACTCGCCGCTGGATTTCGGGGTTGCTGCGATAAACGGCCTGAACATCCAGACCCCGTTGCTGGAGTTTGTTGGCCTGCGCTGCAAGCGTTTCTGCACGGTACTTCATACGGGCATCAGTTTCATTCTGCTGCTCGGCTTCCGGCTGCTTGGGTGCAAAACGACCCTGCGCATCACGGGAATAGTCTTTCGGCTGTTCAGCTACAGGAGCGGAAACGCTCATGCCGCCTTTCAGCCTCAGGTATTCCAGTGCCATCTCTTTGTCCTTGATCGCTCCGCTTGCCACAAGGGATTCTGCCTGCCGCTGCATTTCAGCTTCACGGTATGGAGCAAGCATCTTCTCAAACTTGGCCTGCATCTCGGTGCGAACCTGTTCACGCACCTTGGCATTGGCCGCTTCAATACGTTTCTTGATCCAACCCGGCTCATTAGCAGGGGGCTGTTCCTCGGTAACGGTTTCTTCAATTTCAGAAATGGGTTTTGCGATTTCTTCCTCAGGCATAAATGCTGCGTCGTCCAGCACGCCGTCAAAAGCATTCATATCGACCGTGTTTTCCATAGGATGTCTCCTTTCGGGCATAACGCCCATCTATCGGAAGGCTTATCCAGCCATTTCCGGCATCTGTTCAAGTTCAAGCCTTGAACGGTTCACCAGTGCGGCATTGGTGTCCGCACCGCCTCCAGCCTGCGCCACCTTATCGGCTTGCGCAGAAAAACCTCCAGCACCGTCAAGAGAATTGGCGAGTTTGTTGGAGGTCTGTTTGAGGATATTATTCTCTTTTTGCAGCACATCCATCTGCTGGGTCATCTGTTCCATCTGCTGGGACATCTGCTGCATCTGCTGCATCTGAGATTCATTAGCCTGAATCACAGGCAGGATTCTGTCCTTACCCTCAATGTTCATCATGCTCACGGTAGCAGACAGCGGAATGGGGTTCGGTGTCTGCGCCGCCATCGTGTACATCTGAAGGATCAGTTGGTTCATACTCTCGATCCTCGCAGGGTCACGGCTCACAATCTCGATCTGCACGGAATAAGGCGGCGGCACCACGGCGCCCTTGGTCTTGATGCCGAACATCTTTTCGGTCTTGCTCACCGTTCTGGGCTTGCCGTCCTTGCCGGTGACCATCGTGACACGCTCGTTATCGTAGAACTCGGCCATCAGCCACAGGATCAGATGCACGATTTTTTTGAAACCGTGTGCCAGCGTATTGGTGCGCATATTGGTGATCTTGTCACCGCTCTGCTGCAATGCCAGTACGGCTTTGCCGCTGACCACACCACCGGCGGTTTCACCACGGCTGAACTGGTTCATGCCGCTGTCCTGCTTCATGTCGTTCTGGAACTGAAGCATCTGATTCGTGATCATGCCGTTGAATGGTGTGTGCTGCATCCAGTTCCAATCTTCGCCCTGTACAATGCGGTCACCCTCGATGATGTCACGGCTCCAATCGGCTACCGAATCAGGGTCAATGCCGCTGCCACGGCGCACAACCATTCGCCCCTTTGAACTCATTCGCAGGTTCATGTCCGTATACCGTGCATAGCGGTTGATATACCGCATCATAGGCACCAGTTCGGTCACAAGCCCTTCACCGGCTACGCTGCCCTCAATCGTGCTATGTACGTCCACCACAAACGGATACATACCGTGCGCATACACATCCTTTTTGTGATCGAGCAGTACACCGCCAGCACAGTACGCTACATTGATTTTGTAGCGGCGGTTCCTGGCATCATAGGTGCGATACCAGTATTCCAAGAGCATGGCACGGCCTTCGTCCTCGCTTTTGTCTTTCTGCGCTTCGGGCAAGCCTACATCCTCATTGACCTCGGCACCAATGTACGGTGCTTCCTTCGGGAAGTGCGCCTTATACCATGAAAGCGGATGCCAAGACACCTTGAACAATGCCCTGGCATCCTGAATATCAGAAGCCTGGGGATCCCATAAAAATGCCTCTACAGGCCAGCGGATGATGGCGACGTCGCCTTTTCCGTAACTCATATCGGGATCCCAGACAACTTGCGTAATGACAGTGCCGGGCGCATACAAGTCCTCGGCACGGCTGCGATGCACACTTTCATACTCGTTCACTTCGTACACAACATGATGTACCAAGTCTTGCAAGTCCTCCACCATATCTTGCAAATCTGCTGTTTCGGGCATCAGCTTGGCTTCGGGCAGATTGTTCATCTGCGATGCCACACAGTTGGTGTAGGTACTCTTCAGCGTGTGCAGCTGTAGGGTTTTTTCTTTTGCGTTGGGTTCGTCCTGCTCCGGGTCACACAAGCGAACAATCTCTCTTGCTTTCTTCGCTTCCTCGTGGTACGGATGGCAGGCATCCTTGAAAATTTCATATCGAGCGTAAACCTCTTTCAAAAATTCACGCTCTTCCTCTTTCAACGGCTGTTCCGTCAGCGAGGCTTCAGTCAGTCTTTCCATCAGTATCCTCCAAATGGATCATAGGGTTTCGGCTCACGCTGCTTTCGTGGTTTCACCACAACAGGCCGTGACATAAGGAAATATCTGGTATCATCGTAGGAATGGTCTTCCGCATCGGTGTCAATGTCTTCCGGTTTCTTCGTGGAGTATGGAAGATTTGGTACTGTACGCAACCAATCCGTACATGTGTTAAAAATGTACATGCCCGGTTTTCCGTCCGGGCCGAACTTGAGCCGTTCATGCACCTGCATTTTCCCTGCAAGCCTTGTATTATCGCCCTTACGAAAAAAGACACCCCGGTGATTTTCACAGGGTGCCATTAGATCAGCGACACTATCGCCTCGGCTCTTGTCAAAAATGGCAGGGTCGGCAATACGGTCAACAGGCAAGTTGTTCGCAATCTCGTCCTGCTCTCGTTGGATAATGCCTTCCGCTATCTCGGCAGGAGTGATCTTCAAGCCAACATTCGCTTGCTTCGGAATACATCCGTACCACTCCTTGTACCGATACACCGTTCCGGTGACAGGCTCAACAGCCCACCAGCCGCAGCTGAACGGCTTTGAATAACCATGGTCGAAACTCATGTATCTCGGCCAGCTGGGTGGAATCTCAAACGGCTCAATAACGTGTGTCCATCTGCGATCCTGATAATGCGCAGGATTGTTCGTGAACTCAGTGAATACCTGGCCTTCGAAGCTGTCCCAGTCGCCGTTCAAAAGCGCACGTTTCAATGCCTCCGGCTTCATTTCCAGCTGGAAGATGTAGTCCTCCGTGATGAACGGATTCTCAGTAGCCAATGCAGGAATGTACTGTGTGCGTATCGTCTTCGCCTTATGCAACGCTTCCGAATACACCGTCTGCTCCTGTATCGACATGTACGGCCCTGCATCCACAAACATCTTCTTCACCCAGCCGTGGCCGATATTGCCGGGGTTCGATGCACTCCGCACAATCGGCACTACACCCAAACTTTTCTTCGCACGAAGACGGGTTTTCAGAAAGTCATACACCGTTTGCTCAAACGAGGTCAACTCATCAAAGTACAAAAACTGAATTTCGATACCGGCATAATTGAACCTGTCTTCTTCATGCGCACAGTGACGGAACAGTATCTTGCTCCCGTTCACCAGCTTGAACTCATGCCTGCTGCCGTTATACGATGCCAGTTCCTTCGGATACGAACTCATGGCTTCCTTGATGTCCGTGTCTTCCAATTCCTGATATGTCCTACGGAATATCGCAGCCGTAGTCCCCGGATTCTCTAAACACCGGAACAACGCATCCATGATCATGGCCTTTGTCTTGCCGCCACCGGCAGCACCACCGTACAATACCTCATTCGCACAGGATGCGTGGAACATGGCTTGCTTCGGTGTGGGCTGATATGCAATCGAAATCATTCTTTAGGACTGCCCAGTACCGGTGCACCTTCCACTCGGATGACCACTTCCTTGCCATCCGTGCCGTCAATGTGATGACCAAACCGGGTCAGGAAGTCGTTCGCTGCCTTATTGGCTACCCACTCGTTCTTGGAATCAATCTGATTCGCCAGACGGTTCATAGCCTTGCCGTAAGGGCTATACACAGAATTGCGCACATGTGCCTTGTAGCACTCCGCAAACTCGGGCTTCCGCATGATGCTGTGTAATTTTTTTGTATACGTATGCCGTTCACCAGAACTCGCATTCTTGTAATCAAAATTCCAAATTGCCATCATCACTTCGGCTTCGTCTGCACCTTGCGCTAACATCGTACACGCTAACGCTTCCTTGACGTTCAGTCCGAACGAAGAACCATTTGTGATTTTTGCCATGTTCTCACCTCCCTCTGGGGTTGTAATGGGGTGTAGAGGTATTGATGTAAAGGGGTCGGCTGGCAGCGGAGTCCCTGCCCAGAACTGGCCCCCCGGTGGTTGCCTGACCCTCCCCTACCGGGGTATACCGGGGTATCCTGTGGCGGCCTTGCTCATTTATTGCCACTGCCTGGCTGCCCTGTGCATATATGCAGTGGCCTTCCATACATTCTTCCTGCATATCCATACACTTTTATGCCGTTTATGCAATGCTTTATGCATTCAACACCGTGTTTTGTGATACACTCTTGCATAACTATTCGCAAAACACCGCTTTTGAGAATACTTGTGGCGGTTGCTGTGCGCATATCTTGCGGACACAATGCACAACACAGCAGGACCGTTGCGGTGGTTTCCGCTGTGCTGTGGACTGTGACCGGGTGGGGATGCACGCTCAAGCGAGATCAGTATTATCTATCTGGTGTCTATGTTGTGCCCATCTATTGCCTTTCTTGGGTTTGTCTGGAGCCTTGCACCATGTCTTCCGCTGTCTGTGTGATCGCATGCAGTGTTCTGTGTGTCTCTGTCTACACTGCATATCATGGTCTGTCTGTTATCACTCTATGGTGATTGTGTTCTATCTCTTCTGTTGGTTCTTCTCTTCTTTCCCTGTTTACAGCCTCTGTGATCGTCTTTCCCTTTTCCCTGTGTGTTGCCTGGTTCTTTCCTGTTGCCCTTCTGTGTGCTTCTCTTTCCCCTGTTTCCTGCTGTTTTGCGTGTCTCTGTTAAAATGTTTCTTCATTAGAGCAAGTATGTGCAGAAAAAAAGTTTGAAAAAATTTGAAAAAGGGGGTTGATACACCATTTTTGCTGTGGTACTATTAAGCCACAAACAACACAGCAAACGTGCTGTGCAGTAAAGAAAGGGGTAAACAGAAATGAAGAAGCACACAAGCATGGCCAACATCACCAAATATTACAACAAGGTTTTCTGCTGCGGTTATTGCGATCTCCAGTACATCATGCGCCTGCGCCCCGCTGATTACTATAACGCTGGTGTGTATGGATGGAATTGCGACATTTACACATTCGGCGACATCGCCATCACTACAGGTTATCGCAACATGAAAGGCCTGTTGATCCCGGAAGAGATCATCCGCAAGTATTCCGACATTGCCAAAGAAATCTGCGGCAGTCCCTTTATGACCGACTACACCGCCTTGCTCAATGCGCTGGAAGAAAATGCAGAACGATTCATTGCCGAAATCGAAACGCTGTTGTAATTATGCCGAAACGGCCTCAGGGCCGTCTGCCGGAGATGGCCACCCGGCACCGATGAGGCAGGCCACAAAATGAAGGAGGAAGAAACAATGTACAACGCTTACACCAATGATCTTCTCAATTCCATGCCCTACACCGCCAGCCATGACGGAGCCGCCTATTATACCGACCGTTTTGTGGCTTTCCGTGAGCCCGGTGTTGCCCTTTGGTCTGTGCATCCTGGCAAGTACAAGGAAATTGGTAAGCAGATGGCGGCCATGTTTTCCGGCGAAGCGTATGGTGATTTCATACTTGCAAGCAAACAGCCAACGCAGGAATACCTAAAGGGTAAGTCAAGGTTTTTCTTTGGCATGGATCAGCAGCTTGTGAATGCCCGTTACATCCGCATGGCCTTTAAGGTGTTTGGTAAAGGTGCAAGGTTTTACACAGCCAGCCGAAGCCGCTATGATCCCGTTCTGGTCCTCTCTGACAGTCACGATCTGGAAATGCTGATCATGCCCATCAGATACGACAAAAACGATCCGAAAACCTATAGCGAAACAGAGCAGAAACGCTTCCACGTTTTAACGTGGGATTATGACAGCGGCGAAGATGACAAAGGCGATTTTCACGTAAAGACCAGGGCCGTGCAGGAAATGCGCTTGTTTGTGAATTCGTGCGGCCACGATGGTGCCGCCGTGATTGATCGGAACACAAAAAAAGCTGTTGCTGTATATGGGGATTATCCCTGTTTTCAATACTAAAATCCCACCCAACCATGCCGATGAAGGAGGCACACACCGACACCAGACCAACGGCCTGCCCACATAAAGGAGAAACAAAATGCCAGAAGGAACCGTAGAGAAAATATTTGCCACCTTGCTCGCTCTGTCTATCTTGCTTTCGTTCGCTCGATAAGCTATAATATCCGCAGGAGGCGAATAAAATGACAACAATCGGTGAAAAAATCCGTGCTGCCAGAGTTGCAGCTGGTCTGACACAGAAACAGCTTGGCCTTGCTATTGGTATTGAAAACGCAAAGGTGGCGGAAAACACTGTCCAAAAATGGGAATACGGGAAAGTAATCCCTTCCCTCCAATATCTCCGTCCCCTGGCCAATGCGCTGAAAGTATCACTTGACTACCTTGTACCGTAAAAATAACCGGCTCCGTTATGGGGCCGGTTTTTCTTCGCCCGTTGCTCGCTGGGCACACCGTTCAAGTTCTTCGTCCGTCAGGAAGCGCAGATACCAATCCTTGCAGCCTCTTTTGCCGTGCTGCTCGTTGTTGCACTCGCCGATGGCATGCTCTTCGCAGTATTCGCACGGTGATGCCTGGTAGGTGATATGGTCGATCAGGCACTTTTGCATCAGCTGGTTTTCCCAGTCACGCTGCGCCAGCCAGTGCCGGTTGTCCAGCAGTTCGTCTTCCTGCACGATCGCCAAGTTGCCTTCGGCACCGGCCTTGCGTGCAGCCTGCACCGCTCTAATTGCACTGATTGCATCTTTCAAAAATCCCATTTTACCTCCATACGAAAAACGCCCCATTTCTGGAGCGTTTTGTTTTTGGCTTTTGCCATGATATACTATACCACAGCTTTTACTGCGATTTACTGCGGTCTTTCAACCATTTTCTCACATGTCTCAGACCAATACGGTGGTAGTAGTGCATCTGGCTTTCCTCATAGTGCGATTTGATGCACACATCCTCCCATTTCAGGCCCTCCACATAGCGCAAGGTCAGAACGGCTTTTGCGGTCTCGTCCGGCACGGCCTGTATTGCGTGCATGATCTCGCACAAGGCCACATTGATTGCGCCGCATTCCTGCTGCATCATCTGGATCCCATCCAGCCGGATTGCCACATCCTCTGCCATGCGGTCATAGGCACCGTTGCCGCCCTGCACCTTGATGGGGTTCAGCGTATAGGTGCATTTGGTCATACGATCATAGGCCGCATCAATGCTGGCAATCAGGCTTTTCAGCCGTACAGACATTGTGGTGTACCGCTTCAGAAATTCTTTTGCCGGGTCCATTGTTTTTTTGTCCATTCGTCCTCCCTTCGTGGGTTCAAACATGAATCAGGGTGTTGTATCCACAATGGCTATCAGCCATTCCTCGCAGCTTGTAGGGCGTTCCTTCACCGCCTGAAAACCGATCACCCTGCACTCGTTTTTGCTGATGTACTCGTTCAGCTGCTCAGCCACAGAAGGCTCTGACATTGTTGTGCGCTTGAATGCTACTGCCTTATGCATTGTCATTCCTCCAGGCTTTAACCGGCCATTCAAAGCCGAAATCGGTACGCTTGATTTTGCACATAGGCTCGCCGTTCCTCCAGAATACAAGGCCTTCTTCCTTGGTATTGCGCAGATATTCCCTTATTGCTTCAAAGCTACGCTCAACACAAACTTCCGTCATGCCGTGCCTTACCAGCATATCGCCCATCAAACCGTAGGGGTTACCGTTAAAGTGCTTGCCAATGGCCTCATACGTTCCATCATCCATTGCACAGCCAAAGCCTTTTATTGTTGCGTTCAAGGCTTCAATGAACCATTTGTCAAACGGATTTTTTTCGTCAACCTTCACCCAATGGGGGTGATGCCCTGTTACCGGGTCGGGAGCACAGCAGGGGATGGCTCCTTCAGGCGGCTTCTTGCCTTTCTTGGCATCATACCGCTTGTACAATTCGCCATTGATAATGGCACAGCAGCTTCCGTCAATTTTAACGGTTGCCACACCTTCACCTTCCAGCACCCATTCCATGCCCGGTGTTACCTTGTTCGTAATGCCAACCACCATGTGGTTCTCAAAAGTCCGTTCAAACAATGTTGGAATTTTTTTCATTTTTCTTCCTCCTCCGGCGGTTCAGGCAGCGGCATCCAGTGGGATACATACACATAATCACCACAATCCCAGGTGAACCACCCTTCGTCCTCGCCCCGTGTGTATGCCACATGTTGAGCAGGAAGTTCCGTTATCTCAGTCTTGCGTATGTGCCTCCGCCCATATGCAAGCACCGCCAATTTTGCTTCCGGCAGTCTGTCCTCCACGCTGATCCACTTCGGCACTTTCGTTTCCAGCTGCTGGATGTAGGCAATGGCATCGGCCATGATTACATGATTCTTTTCCACGGCGTCAATCAGGTCGTGTGCGTCTCCGTATTCGACAACACAGCTTGCGTCTTCAATGGCTTCAACCAGCCCCTTCTTGATTTCTTCAGGTGTTTTCATCACGCATACCATCTTTCCGAATCTCGGATGTGTTCAACGGCTTCCGCATAGCCAAGTTCAATCAGCCATCATTCCACCTCCATGCCTTCCATATGTTCATCCAGCGGTGCATCTACATCAAATCCTGTGGCATCTTTCAGCATCCCTACCAGTTCCGTGGCGCACTCTGTCTCGTTAATGTACCGCAGCGTTTCCACCGCCACCTTGTGGATCATGATGTAGTCAAAAAAGGCTACGTTGTAACAGGCCAGCAGCATGGCGGCAAAAGCGTTTCTGTACGCATCGTGCCGTGTTGCTTCTCGCACTTCGTCCATGCACTCGTCCACAGCCTTTGCCACAATCTTTTCGATCTCGCCGTTCTGGCTCAGTCTCCTTCGGGTTTCTCGGTTCATGGTGCCTCCTCACTCG